AAGGCACTCAACATCCAGCCCGCGCCGCTGGTGTCTTCGTCTAGCACCTGGTTGGCGCTGCGCCCGAAGCGCTTGTCAAATCCGTTTTGCGCATAATCGGTGCGGAACGTCATCGCCAGCGGCGAGCTGTGCGCGGCCACCCCGGTTGCCCCCCATTGGTCGGTTGCCAGGGTGTTGCTGCCGGTCAGGTCCTTGGCTGCGTAGCTGGTGTTGAGCGCGTAAAAAGTGCCGTAGGTCAGTGATCCGCCGCTGGTGTAGGTGCCAAACCCCGTGCCATCAACGCCGTCCAGGGTAATGTTGTCGGCGTCGACCACGGTTACGGCGAACAGCTTGTCGTTGATCTGCGTCATGCCGCCCACGGACGCGATCTGCACGATGTCGCCCGTGGTGCGGCCGTGCGCGGCGGCCGTGATCTGCACCGGGTTGGCGTTGGTTGCCGCTGTGATGGTGACTGCTGCGGAGACGCAGGTCAGGCCAGGGCTAACTTCCCACATGTTGCCGTTGAGGTCGGCGACGCCGCAGTTCTGGCCGTTGTGGGTGGTTTTGGCGAACGGCGTGCCGCTGCCGGTCTTGGCGCAGTCGCTGTAGCCGTCCGAGGTGTAGACGACTGCGGTGTCGTTGGCGTCTTTCAGTGCGCCGTTGTTGCAGCCTTTGGGGTAGTTGGTCGCCAGCGCGCCGTCGTACCAGGCGCACCAGGTGCGGCTGGTGGCTGCCTGGCCGTGGGCCAGCGCCAGCAGCGCCAACGCGGCGAACTGGTAGCGCATTTGCGGAAAAAACCGCGCCCCGCGTGTTTTTGCCGCCGCGAATACGCCGCCATAATTGTTTGCGGGCGTGCCGGTCAGATCGCCGATCGGATTGTGCGCGCTGTTCGTCGACAGCGGGTTGCCGTTGCGGATCGAGCTGGCGGTGCCGCTGTTGTTGCTGGCCTGGTACTTGTCGACGAAGAAACCCTGCTGGATCGCTCCGGCATCGTAGAACGCCCGGTGCAGCGCGTAGCCCGCCGCGTTGGCCGTGGCCACGTCGGCGAAAGCCGAATAGGGCTGCACGTCGACTGAGTTGACGTTGTAGCCGCCGTAGGTCGGATTGTCGGCATGGCCGATGCGGTAATAAAACGCCGGGATCCAGACCATCACCGAGCCGTCGCTGTACTGGTAGTTGCCGTAGTTGTCACTCGACGGGTCGGATGCGCCGGACATCGCCGCGAAGCCGTCCGGCACCGCCGGGCAGATGCCGCAGCCGAAGCCGGATGTGCCTGCAACGCCGACGTCGTTGTCTATGGTTTTAGCTATTGCAGCAGCCAGCTCTGTGCGAGATATTTTTTTGTTTGTTCCCGTGGTTGCCATTGTGGTGTCTGATACGTCAACAACCACAAACAGGTCTTCCGGCGAGCTATCTGTCCCCAGTAGCGCGGGTAGGTCGGTGATTTTTGTGTCAGCCATGATTTTTTTTGTATGCCTTGGATCGTGTGGATTGCTATGCCAATCAGTTGTCGATCTGGAACGTGGCTGCGCCGGCCGCGAAGCTGACGGTATCGCCGATGTTGATCGTCTTGTTGACCGTCAGCGCCGAGTAAATCCAGAGGTTGCCGGCGCTCGAGGCGTCGGTCAGGCCCCAACAGACGACCGTGCCCCACGATGCCGAAGGCGTGGGGAAGTTGATCGCGGCGTTGTTCGAGCTGGTGCCGCCGGTTCCGCTCGATGCGGTGGTGCTGCCGGCGGACTGGGTGCCGGCCCACTGGGTCAGGCCGGCGGTGACGGCGACGCGGGCATAGTTGCCGCCCGTGACTTCGGTACCGCCGCCGGTGTCGGTCGGGCAGGCGGTGTAAAGCGCGACATACCAGGTGGCCGGCGTGCCGATGGCCTGGGCGCGCAGGGTGGCATCAATGACCTTGTTTTCGGCGAAGTTGGTAAGCGCAGCGGCATGAACGAAGCCGCCGAACAGCGACGAGATTGCCAGCAGGCCGGCGATGAGGATGGAATTTAGGCGCTTCATGGTGGTGGTCCTTTCAAAGTTGGTTTGTCTGTTCAGACTTGGCTTTAGGCGGCCGTGCCGCCTTGAGCATTTCGGCGGTGGCGGTGTAGCGGCCCGATCGGGTGTTGTCGTCTTTGCGCTCGACATACCGGGTGCGGCCGATGCTGGCCAGGGTGCGGGCTGTGTCTGCTGGCAGGTCGACCAGCTCGCCGGGCTGCGCGGCGACGATGCCGCCCGAGGTGCCACGGTTGATCAAACAGGATTCGATGATGAGTTGCTTGGGCATTGCGTGTCCTTCGTGCATGCGCCCGGCTCCGTTTCCGAAGCCGGGCGTTCAGTGCCACATCAAGCCGATCAGGTCAATGCGTCGACCATGGCGGCAAAGGATGCTGCGTGGCGCACGGCGATGTCGACATCCTGCAGCGCGACGACCCGCTTGGTGCCGGCGGTGGCGCCGGTGTAGGGGTCGAGCATGATGTCGAGGCCGCCCCACATGCCGATCAGCAGCTCGCTGAAGGTGCCCATGATGACTGCCGAGCAGACGCCGCTGCTGGTGCCCTTGGTGAGGTTGCTGGGCACGGCGTTCGTCACCCATGCGTCGTAGCCGAGCACGTCGCCCACGCCGGATTCGCGGCCGGTGGTCCACACCGCTTTGCCGTTGGTACTGGAAAATTCCTGGGTCTTGCGCAACTTGCCGCGCACTTTGGAGTTGGTGAGGTAGGCCATGGTGCCGACTTCGGCGTTGGCATTGGCGATGGCACTTTCCAGGTCGACCATGTTGTCGTAGGTGGGTGCCAGGCCGTTGGTGCCGCCGACGACCGAGCCGATGCCGGAGGTGGAGAGGATGCCGGTGGGCTGGTTGCTGCTGCCGGAGCCGCTGATCGCCGCCGCCTGGATGGCCTGGCCGATGATGGCGGCCAGGTCGGCGCGGACGAACATTTCGACATCGATGCTGGACTGCAGCAGCAGGCGGCGGCTGTAATCGGTGAACGCGCCGACGGTCTTGGGCGTGAGCGGAACCTGGCCGACGGTCTGCTGCGATTCGGTCGGTGCGCCGTTTTCAGCCACCCAGTAGCCGGTCGCGCCGGCGGTCTGCGAGGGAATGGCGACGTTGCCGTTCAGGTCGCGCAGCCAGGTGACGCCCATGCGATCGAGAAGCATGGCATTGCGCAACAGCTCGATGAAGCTGGAACCGAGCAGGTCGGTGGCGACCAGGTTGCCGCCGGCGCTGGCGGTGCCTTGTACCAGGTCGCGGTAGGCGTACATGGCATCACCGCCCATGCGCTGTGCGCGCTGGATCAGCGTGCTAGCGACGGCGGCGGACACGGCGGAATCCACGGCGATGCCGCGATTGAGCACGTCGACCGGGATGGTGACGGCGGCTTCACGCGACTTGTCGCGGGAGTCGCCGCGCTTTTCCTGGGCGGCGCGGCTGCATTCGACCTCGAACGGGGCGATGCGGGCGGCGTGCAGCGGGTCGCTGGCGGCCAGCAGGGCGCGGCAGAAGCTGAATTGCTCGACTTCGCGCTTGCTCATGCCGATCTCGGGGGATTCGGCAGGGCGCAGGGTGGGGGCGGCGTTGGCCTTGATGCGCTTGAGCGCTTCGGCACGGAAGGCGTCGAGCGCCATGCCGGATTCGATCGCCTGGTCGGCGATGTCGCCCATGTTGTGAGCGCGTCCGAGGGCGTGGATCTCGCGCACGCGGGAGCGTTCTGCTTCCAGTGCGTCGGTGCCGATGGTTTCGATGGAACGGGTGGCGGCAGGTGTGTTGACCGGCGCCGGGTCGGTGATGATTTCGGGCATGATGTTTCCTTTCGTGGAAGTGGAACCGGCGGCGCCGGGGTGGGGCAAATCAACGACGCGATACCGCGGCGATTCTTGCTCGGTTGCCTGGCGTCCAAGGCCGACGGTGCTGTCGGCTGGAATGTCCACCAGGCTGATTTCAAACGGCGTCCAGTTGGTGACGCGGTATTCGTTGGGCTGGTCGTCGAAGGCTTTGGTGAGCATGCGCTCGTTGATCTGGTAGCCGATGCTGACGTTGCGCACCAGGCCGTCGGCGATGTCCTGCCGCAGGTCGGCCAGCGCTTCGCGGCGGCTGATCACCATGTCGGCCATGAGACGCCCGTCTTCGAGCCAGGCACGCTCGACGGCGCCGATGGCGGCAAGCGGCGTGTCGCCGACGGCGGTGTAGCGGTCATGGTTGGCCAGTACGGCGGCGCCACCATTCAGACGATCGAGGTCGACTTCGCCGGATTTGTGGCCCAGCACTTCGACCCACGGCTCGTCCCACCAGCTCGCACGCAGATAAGGCGTCTCGCTGCTGGCAGAAAGCCGCAGGCGCAACAGGCCGTCGTCGACGGCATCAGGCGCGGCAGCGCGAATGGTGAGGGTGGCCGGCAGGCTGCGGTGCAGATTGCCGTCGATACGCTGACGGCGCGGCGTGGCAGTGGTTGCGGTGGTCATTGGATCAGGCTCCGTCTGGATAGCCGCGTGATGCGGCAAGTTTGAGATGGCGGATGGCGGCGCGGGCGTTGGCATCCTCGATATCTTCCGCAGGCGCGGCGGGCTGTGCCGGGCTGGAATCGAGCGCGCCATAGATGGCCGTCTCGGCGGCGATCTCGGCGGCGATCTCGTCCGGGTCTTCGCCGCGCTCCATGATCAGGCGGCGGCGGCTGGTGAGGCCGAGGCGCAGGTTGGTTTCGTTGGCGTTGGCGGCCTTGAGCGGGTCGATCGGCACCCAGCGGCGCGGCTGCCAGGTGGCGGCGTCCAGGTATTCGCCGTTTTTTACGCGGCTGAGGGCGAGTCCGCCGGCGGCGGCCAGATACGGCAGCGCCGCGGCGAAGATGCGGCGGTGCAGCCAGTCGCGCAGGCGGGTCTGCGTGCGCTTGAAGTGCTCGCGCTCGGCGATGATGCCGACCTGCGCGCTGCTGTAGTTCACCGCCTCGAGGTCGTTGCCGAGGGTGACGTAGCTCATGCCGCGCGCGCCGGCCCAGCCGCGGAT